TACAAATTTGCTTATAGCACCTCCGGCTTTTGCCCACCGGGTAGGAAGATGAGTTGCGCACTGCAGATTCTGCAGATAGGCAAGAAGATCCTCAGCTAAGATTCTGAGCTGAGAAGACTTGTGTCATCGAAAGAGTTCCTCTCCGACATTGCGTCCGATTCAATTCGGGCCAAGACATCGGTTCGGCACTCACGACTGGGTATTGTCCGGTCTCCCATATCAAGTCGGCTCATTGAGCCGGCAAGGTATGTTACCGGGACGGAAAAGGAAGGTATCACTCCCATTGGGATTAAACCGTTTAAATCCGTTCTTCTCACGTACAAACGTCGAATGCTAGCCCATGGCTGCATGATCGCGCTCTGGACCATTGGTCCATCGACTGCTTGTCCGTGATTTCGAAAGATCCTTTCTTGCGCGCGCGCAACAGATCTCATACGACCTTCGTACGATTTCTGGGTCTCAGTGAGAACCGAAGGACCTTGGAAGGCTTTTGTTACGACTGCCACTTTCTTCTCAGTGAGATCGAATTTAAGGTAGTCGACAAAGTCATCAGCAATTTTTCCTTGTAGAGAGGTGCGCGATACGTCACCAAATCTTTCAAGGTCATCTGCTGCAGCGTCCTCGTTGACCTCTTCTTGCGTATAGACTCTAACGCAAAGGTCTTGAAGGCGTTTAAGCGCCATATCTGAATCATCCATGATGACCCCCCTCAATCGGCGGGTGTCCCCGGAACCGTTCGCAATGCGTACAGCCGGGGAATCAGAATTGACGATGCAATATCGCATAGCGGCTGACAGTGTCAGCTCGATGCCAGGAAGGGTCACTAACCCCCTGCCACCGAACGCTTGCGGTACATAACTCCTTGAGTCTTTCAGGTATTCCACAGGAAACCATCTTCCTAGCCCCAGCTTCTGGAGCAGGAGGAGTGAAAGATTGAAGGATAAATCCCATCGGGCCCAGCTCATGCTCTCAGTGAGAGCCTTTGCTTTGCCGGGGAAGGGATTAGTTTCCTCGAAAACAGCGCTGCCAACTTTCCGACGGTCGGAGAAGAGGCGCAGCCATACGTGATCGAGTTTATACTTCGGACCATTCTCGAGTCGGCCTTGCCGCGCAAGCTTGGACAAAGGACGCAGTGCGTACTTTGGCCCGGGCTCGGGTTTGATAATGAAGTCTTGACAGTAATGCGCCCCGTATCGGGAGATGCAATATTTGTCCCAGGAAATCTCACCGGACCAGTTCTGCAGATTCTGCGGGATCTGTTTCAGGTAAGAGATCTTTCCAAGTCCGATATGGTCGTCACCAGCACAAGCGTACTGGTGGATCTTTGATCTGCTACGACGATAATCGGCGGCGGTCGGATTGAGTGTTGAATCGCTAGCGCGGGATGCCCGTTCTGCTGCGATGCTGAAAAGCGACAAGATCATTTTGGTGAGAGGCTCTCCCATCAAAACGGCTCGTTTCGTCACAAATCCTTTGTAGATTTTCCCTCCGTGTTCGACCACCAGTGGTGTTTCGTTATTGAGGTATTTCTTATATATCCTCTTGTTTCTCGTGCCGTTTCCCTTCAAGTTGAAGCAGGACGGCTTCTCGACCAATAGCCGAGGCGAGCAAACCAAGTCGATAGCTTTATGTAGGTAATCCATTGCCGGATGTTCAGTGAACCTCCCGTCGAGGAAAGCCTTCATTCCTTTTCTCGCCATTTCGTGTTCTAACCAGTCAGTGGCTGCAGTTAGATCTGACGTCGAGATAGCTTCTATCTCTCGCCAGGACGATGAGTGCCGTCCAAAGGACGCCTCAAAGTTCCACGCATGGTCTGATCCTTTTAAGCCTACCCTACATCCAGGAATCGACATCATCGTATCCTTGATTAGGTGGCTTGCGGGGGAAAGGTACAGGTTGATCCAAATCAGTGATTTGGTAGCAATCCTGGCCTTTACCCCAGGTTCGGAAATGGGTACCGGGTCCACGGGAAGCGGTAACCGGCCAGTGGCCGTCCATTTGCGATATTGAACTTCAGACCAAAGGAAGATGAGCATGCCGAGTCGGCTGTCCACTCCTGATCTTAAGTTAAGGATTTTGTCTCCATCTTCGTCTACCAGCGGTAGGGCGGAGTTGAAAGACTCAACCTCAAGCGGTTCTGCAAGGTAAGCGGCTTTCCAAATTTGTAAGTCGATATCCTTGTTCGAGCAGATCTCGTTGCCGATGGCATCGAAGACCCCACTCGATTCCAGAACTTTACCGTCTATCTTGCGTTGCAAGTTGAGACGGGCTAATTGATATGCTTCCGCCACACGGTCCATCTGGAATCCAGAAGGAAGGTAACTGGCCAGCAGGGGGAATTCATTGAAAACCTCAGGCAGGTCAGGGTGGAACAAATCATGTAAATCCTCTTGAGTAAATCCGTGCGGAGTCTGTCCCACTGGGAGACGCCGAATTTGCTCTAAGAGCCGAGCGCGCTGCAAGTACCTGCCTTGCCTATAGACCTCCCGTGGAGTCTCTAGACTAGGGCCGGACTGCTGTTCGCTTTTTGAAGCGACGGTTCTAGTAACGTTTTCGAGCAGTGCTCGCAATCGAAACAGTTCCTCGTCTTCTTTCGTTCCGAAAGTAAAGTGGTCGGAGATCTTGGAATCCAAGAACTCTTTGAAGCTTCCCCATAGGATGGTTAGCTTACCGCCTTCTTTCCGAGTGTACTCTAAGCAAGCCGAGTTCGATAGCGAGAGGTGCGACACTGTCACATCCTTAGCGTACTTCGAATTTCGATTTTCCAACCCGACTTGCATGCAGGCTTGCTCGAGGGACTGTACCCGTTCCGGCGACGTTACCCATTGGGTTCCGTCCGGTCTAGGTCCGGTCAATCGAGCCTTTAACTCTACCACTGCGGCTAAGCATTCACTGCGGGAAGGTCCCGGCAAGAATCTTGACTGCGTTAGGTGAGCTACTACCCACATTCTGTCCCTGGACCCCTTAGGCCCGGTAAGTATGGCAATGCCACATCTTAGTAGAATATCTACGACAGCACGTGCGATAGGAAACTCTTTCACAACGTTCTCTAGTTGGGCCCGCGGCCGCACCAAGAGTTGGTTGTCTAAGAGTGAGTTTTGTATAGCAGTAGTGAACTTCTTCCACTTTTTACCGAAAAGCGAGATGTTTGATACTTCATACACTTCTTTGAAGAGTAAGTGACGGAATCCGTCCCACTCAGGTAGCCGTAGTACGGCGAACTTAGTGGTTACTACCAAAGATGATTGGATGCCTAGGAACGTTGCCTCTCTCCGTGAGATGAGGCCGCGAGCTAGGTCGCTCCTTAACCGCGTTCGTCCAGCAACGTTAAGCCCAATGGGCTTTCCGCTGTTGTCTGTTTGCGGGCCGACAGCAATTGCGAACCAGGCTCGAGCAGTACTCTTGCCGTAAGCTTTTGCTGCCTTGAAGGTTAAGGACTGGTAAACCCGACCTTTGGTCGTGTTAACACGCACCGGAATCCGGTTAGTGCAGACATTTACCAATGCCTTTCCCTTTAAATAGAGTCCTCGAAGGACACCTCGGACAATGTCTTCGGTGAGATCTTCGGGCTCTACTGTTCCCAGTCTTTCCGGCCCGTCAGCGACGGCGTCGGTCATGGATGGGGACTCCTCGAGATTAGCACTAGGGCGTGCCACGAGCATAAGCTCTACTGCGAGTCTTCGCACATCGTACATGACACAAGCGCGTCACTGACG